CCGCTCGCGATCCCGCCGATGGCCGCGGACGCGCCGGCCGCCTGCCCGGCCGCGTACACCGTCCGATGCACCGAGGACAGGCGCGTGGGGGCGGCGCTCGCGTGGGGGAACTGCGCGGACTCGAAGGTCGTCACCGCGGTGTCCGCGTCGCGGAGGCGGACCACGGCGTACTGCCCGCCCTGCTGCTCGAGCGTGCCGCGGCGCTCATGGAGGCGCCGGTACACCGCGACCACGAACCCGAGCAGGAAGCTGGTCCGGAAGGTGGCCCGGGGCACCGCGCGAACGCTGGTCTCGTACGCCTGCTTCTCCAGCCGCTTGGCCTGCTGGTGCAGCATCTGGAGCGTGGCCAGTGCGATCGCGCGGTCCGACGCCCGGCCGAGCAGCGTGGCCCGCGCGCGCCACCGCCGGCCGGTGCCAGTGAAGACCAGCCGGCAGAAGTGGGTGTGGGCCACGGCGGACGCCAGCCGCGCGGACCATTTCTGCTGCACGCCGCCCCACGCGGCGGTCAGGAGATCGTCCCGGCCCATGGGGTCGTGGTCCTGCTCGTCCTGCAGCTCGAGGTCGGTCATCTCGAGCCGGTGCCGCAGCAGCAGCTCGTTGGCCTTGGCGGCGAAGGCCGCCGCCTCCTCGGTGCTCCCGATCTCCGCGGCGCTGTCCGCCTTGGCGAACAGCTTGCGGACCAGCTCGACGATCTTCGCAGTGCCTGACATAGTCGTGTCCTCGTGTGGTCGGCGGTGTGTGGTGCGTGGTGCGCCTGAGCTAGTATGCAAGAAAGCTAACTCAGGCGCAAGGCCCAGTCAGTCGCCCGGCTCCAGCGACCGCAGAGATACCGTGATCCCGTGCCGGGCACTCCAACGCTCGGCCTTGGCAAGGCCCTTGTAGCCGTTGGCAAGGCCCTCGTGCCATGAGAGCGCGCTCCAGCATTCCGCCTTGCCCTCGATCTCCCGCAGCCTCAGCTGGGCGTAGCGCTCCAGCCGGTCGATGGAGGCGCAGCCGCGACCGGCTGCCCGCTCCCGCGCGACCAGCTCCAGCGCGCTCTGGATGCGGTCCCGGACCGCCTCCACCGGCTCGCAGGCCACCACCACGTGGGTGTAGGCGTGGGCCGTGGTGCGCTCGGCAACGGTGCCATCGGGGAGGGTCAGGGAGAGGGTGCGCTTGGCCATTTTCTGCTCCGGCTTGGGTGGTGAACGCTTCGCGTGGATGTATATTAGCAAGCTAGCCTACTGAACGCAAGAGCCCAATTGTAACAGCTCCCGGGGCGCAGGTTAGCATATATGGTACGGACGGATTGAGCGTGGTCCGGACACATTGCGGACAGATGAACATATTAGCATCCCTCGAGATACCAAGGAGTTAGGACACATCGGACGGATCGGACGGATTATTCTCCCCTTCCAGCCTTAAGAGACACTTCAGGAGCTACACTATAGGGTACCACAGGCGAAAAATGTGTCCGATGTGTCCGATGTGTCCTAACTGTATGCGGGGCCGGCGCTTGCAGTTTCCCACATCTGTCCGCAATGTGTCCGCAAGCGCTCGGATGTGTCCGGTACGTTCCAGAGTGGAATGCTGGTAGGCTCGCAAGCGGAGCGCTGCCGCCGAGCGCCAAACGATCGGTTCGCCATTGCCGAGCGCCGCGGCCATTGCCGGCCCAGCGCCAGCCGATCGGCTCGCCATTGCCGGCCCAGCGCCAGCCGATCGGCTCGCCATTGCCGGCCCAGCGCCAACCGATCGGCTCGCCATTGCCGGCCGGAGTCACTGGGTGGGGAGTTAGCACGGGAGGGAATTGCACACGCACGGTAAGACACTATCCTTGGGCATGGCCGGCCGACCGAAACTCAGGGGCATGGTGGCGCAGCTGGTGCGCCTCGCCCGGGAAGCAGGGCTCGACGAGCAGGACGACGGCGTCGCGCCCTTGACCGAGGAGCAGCTCGCGCTCGCGTACGCGCTGGCGTGGATCCGCGGCGGCAACCCGGCCGAAACCTCGCCCACAGTGCTCTCGCTTGCTCGTTACCTCGGAGTATCACGGCCGCTGCTGTACGAGTGGCTGACCGGGACGGACGAGCGCAAGGCGGCGCTAGCCGTCGCGCGCGAGGACTCGGGGGGCGCTCTTGCCGAGGAAGCGTTGCACCTGCTCGACACCGCAAGCCCGCTCGAGTACCAGCACGCCAACGCGCGTGCCAACTTCCGTAAGTGGCTGGCTTCGGTACTGGACCGCAAGACCTACGGGCAACAGACAAACGTGCCGGCTGTCGCCATCTCCATTGGTAGCTTGCACTTAGCAGCACACCAAGCGCTCAAGGCGCTGTCGCCTGCGCCGCTTGCGGTGCTCGGGAGTGGGGCAGAGACCGTGGTAGAGCCCGAGATGTGTGGCGAGGATGCGACGCCTCTGACCCTCGAGCAAGTGCTTGGTGCTTAACGACTTACAGAGTCTGCGTCGTATAATCAGCATTATGTTAAGCTGCTGCGCCCCTTGGCACGCGGCTTGCAGGGCGGCAGAGCTGACCGATTTTCGACCCCCCCCGGTCTCGGAAAAGCGGGGGGCGGCTGGAGCAAGGGTGGGGGATAGTGACGGACCCCACCCCCCGGGGGGTACCCCCCGGTCTCCGGAGTCCCACTTCCAAAAAATTGGGAATCCGGGTAGAGTAGAGTCACCTCGCCTCACTGGGGGCAGCGTAGGGCCAACCGCAACACCCTGAAAGGGGCACACGCATGGCGCGATGGTTCCGTAACCTCGGGCTCCTCCTCTCCACCTTCTTCGCCGCGGCGCTCGCGCGGCCGCTCGTGGCGCAGGCCACCCGGGACTCCACGGTCTGCACCGGCTGCGTGCCGGTGGTGGTGCAGGTCCCGGACTCGGTGCAGGTCTGGAGCTACTTCACCCGGCCGGACACGACCTACCGCGATTCGGTCGTGCAGGTGCCCATCGTGGTGCCGCCCCCGGCCCCGAGCCGGCCGCACGAGCCAGCCGGCTTCACGCCCATTGTGGAGATCTCCTTCGGCGCGCAGAAGCTGCCGGCGGGGCCCACGGGGCCCAGCGCGGTCTACGGGGTCGAGCGGGGCAAGGTGACGTCGGCCGAGCAGTCCGCACGGGTGATTCCCGGACGCACTGGGCAGCCGGGCGACTACGCGCACCGCTGTGTCTTCCCGAAGAACACCAGCAATCAGGCCGGCAAGGGCGTCGGCTGCACCTTCACGGCCAAGGAGGATCTGCCGGGCAATACCGACGGGAACACGGTGCACAGTTACCGCCGGTACTACGAAAGCGGATGGTTCCGCTTCGCCAACGTCGACGCGGCCGGGGTGCTGCAGCCCGTCTTCGAGGAGCCCTCGCCCGGGGGCATGAAGCTGCTCGGCTACTGGGGCGTCGGGTTCTCCGGCAACAGCTACCCGCTCCAGCTGATCGGCTGGTGGGCGCCGGTGCCCCGCGGGTCGGCCGGCATGGGCGTCGGCATCGCCACGTGGACGTTTCAGCTGTCCTCGCAGAACACCGGGGTGCTCGTCTGGGACAAGTACAGTACCGCGCCGGTGGCGGCCGGAAACCTCTGGCACCCGTACGAGATCCTGTTCGATGCGGGGGATCCGAACCAGTCCAACGGCACGGCGGAGGTGTGGATCGACGGCGTCCGCGTGCTGTCGGCGTCGGGGCTCGCCTTCCGCGCCACGGCGGCCGCCAACGGGGGCACGCTGGTCCGCGGCTTCCTCGGCCGGCACTGGAACCCGGTGCAGGGCGGGGGCTGTCAGGGGACGTCGTGCGGCCGGGCGAGCGCGGGGGTGCTCGACGTCGACGACCTGTACATCTCGGTGAGCCAGCCGGTTGACTGAACCCGGGGCGGGGAACCCGCTCATTCCCTTCCTCCTCCGCTACGGGCGCAAGCACGCGGGGGAGGAAGGACCGGTCCGGTTCGTCCGCGAGGTGCTCGGGGTGGAGCCGGACGCATGGCAGCTCGAGCTGCTGCGCGCCTACGGGCGCGGGGAGCGGCGCCTGTCCGTCGTCTCCGGCCACGGGGTGGGCAAGTCGGCCGTGCTGGCGTGGATCGCGGTGCATCATCAGGTGACGGAGCATCCGCAGAAGACGGCCGCGACGGCCCCGACGGCCAATCAGCTGTTCGATGTGTTCTTCGCGGAGACCAAGAAGTGGCTGGGCAAGTGCCCGGACTGGCTGCAGGCGCTCTTCGAGGTGAAGAGCGATCGCATCGAGTTGCGCGCCGCGCCGGCCGAGAACTTCCTCACCTGTCGAACCTCCCGGGCGGAGACGCCCGAGGCGTTGGCGGGGTTGCACAGTGACGACGGGAGCGTGCTGCTGATCGGCGACGAGAGCAGCGGCATTCCGGAGCAGATCTTCGAGGCGGCCTCCGGCTCGATGTCGGGGCACAACTGCACGACGCTGCTGGCCGGGAACCCGGTACGCGTGTCGGGCCTCTTCTTCGAGACCCACCACCGACTCCGGTCGATGTGGTACACGATTCAGGTCTCCTGCGAGGACTCGCGCCGGGTCTCGGACGATTTCGTGCAGGACATGGAGCAGCGGTACGGCCGGGAGTCGAACGCCTTCCGCGTCCGCGTCCTCGGCCAGTTCCCGCGCGCGGATGACGACGTCGTCATCCCGTACGACCTGATGATGGCGGCCACCCAGCGCGACATCACGGTGGCGCCGACGGTGCCGACGGTCTGGGGGCTCGACGTCGCCCGCCGCGGCGGGGCGCGCACGGCGCTCGCCAAGCGGAAGGGCAACCTGCAACTCGAGAAGGTGCAGTGGTGGCGCGACAAGGATCTGATGGAGACCGCGGCCCGGGTCAAGATGGAGTGGGACCTGACGCCGCCCTCGGAGCGGCCGGTCGCGATCAACGTCGACGTCATCGGCATGGGGTCCGGGGTGGTGGACCGGCTGCGGCAGTTCGGCCTCCCGGTCTATGGCGTCAACGTCGGCGAGCTGCCGCCCATCGCGAGCGAGGTCTACCGGAATGTCCGCTGTGAGCTGTGGTTCAAGGTGCGCGAGTGGCTGATGACGCGCGCGGTGCGGCTGGTGCCGGAGGACGTGGAGCTGCAGGAACAGCTGGTGGTGCCGAAGTTCAAGTACCTGCCGTCGGGGAAGCTGTGGGTGGAGAACAAGGACGAGGTCAACCGCCGCACCGGCCGGGAATCGCCGGACCTCGCGGACGCCTTCATCCTGACCTTCGCCTCCGACGTCTCCACGATGGCGTTCGGGTCCGCGGGGGTCGGTAACTGGAACACGGAACTGCGACGCGACATCAAGGGGGTCACATGAAGCGACTGTACGACGGCGTGCGCCTGTCGATCACGTGGTGGTGGGATGACTGGTCGCTGGGGCTGCACTTCGGGACGGTCTGGGTGCTCGATCTGGGCCCGCTGATGGTCACGTGGGTGCATCGTCCGAGGGTGGCATGACGCGCGCCGAGGATCTGCGGCACACGATCGAGCTGATGCGCCGGGAGTGGGAGAAGATCCGGCGCTCGCTCCTGCGCCTGTGATCTATCTCGTGCTGGCGGGGCTCTGCTTCGGCTTCAACCTCCTGCATTACTACGTGGGCGGGAAGCAAGCCGGGGCGGAGCGCGAGCTGCAGGACATCGCGGCCGGCAACTGGGCCGCGGCGGCCGAGTTCTTGGCCAATCTGGATTTCGTGGTCTTCATGGCGGTGGCGCTGGATGACGGCGACATCTATCGGGCGTCCGCGGTGAGCGTGCTGCCGGCGTGCGCGGGGGCGTGGCTTGGCGCCCGGCGCAGCGTGCGGGAGAACCAGATCCAGCAGCGGCTCCGGAAGAAGCGGCAGCGCGAGCGGGCGGCGGCCCTTGCCGCCGGGCCCCCTCCGGCGCTACCTTAAGCATTCCAAGGGCCCTCTCGGCCCGCTGTTCTGGCATGGTTGCCTGTCCTCGGCCCGTCCCGGGCCGCTTCGCAACGGCTGCGCGGCTCTCGAGGATTGCCACCATGCCCCTGTCTACCGCCATCGCCTACGCCGTCGGAACGCTGACCGCGTCGGCCGCCCCCGCCAACACCAACACGGTGACCATCGGCGGGAAGGTGTACACCTACCAGACCACCCTGACCAACGTCGACGGCAACGTCGCCATCGGCGCGGATCTCGCAACCTCCCTCGCCAACCTCGCCGCGGCGATCAACCTCGGCGCCGGGTCGGGCACCGCCTACGCGGCGGCCATGACCGAGAACGGGCACGTGAAGGCCGTGGCGGGGGCCACCACGCTGGTGGTCACGGCCAAGGTGCCGGGGTCCGTCGGCAACTTCATCGCCACGACCGAGACCCACGCCAACGCGTCGTGGGGCGCGGCCACGCTGGCCAGCGGCTCCGGGTCGGTGTACCTCGCGATCCGCGAGATCGTGGCCACGCAGCAGGTCAACGCGGGCGTGCTCGACGATCTCGACCGTATCAACGGGTCCTCCTTCAGCATCGGCTAAGGCGTGATCGACGAACCCGGCAACACGGCCATTCCCGACCCGGCCCGCTTCGAGGAGGACAGCGACGCGGGCGCGGCGCCGCCGGCCGAGGGGCCCATGAGCCCGGAGGATGTGCAGGCCACGGTCAAGCAGCTGGCCCAGCAGGCGGTGCAGTACATCGAGGAAGAGCTGGGCCCCCTCCGCGAGGAGGCGACCAAGTTCTACCTCGGCAAGCCGCTCGGCAACGAGGAGAAGGGCCGGTCGCAGATCATCTCGACGGACGTCCGGGACACGGTCCTCGGCGTCATGCCGTCGCTGATGCGGGTCTTCCACGGCCCCGAGCGGACCGTGGAGCTGGTCCCGCGTACGGCGGAGAACGTGGCCGCGGCCGAGCAGGGGACGGACTACCTCTTCTACATCTACAACGAGGACAACCCCGGGTTCCTCGAGACCTACCAGTGGCTGCTCGACGGGTTCATCCGCAAGACGGGCGTCATGAAGTGGTGGTGGGAGGCGCAGGAGCGCATGGAGACGTACGCGCTCACCGGCCTGACGACGGAGCAGGTCCTGCTGCTCGGGCAGGACCCCGCCGTCGCGTCCTACCGCGTCACGAGCCCGCCGGACGCGTCGGGAGCGGCGCCCGCGTTCGTGGACGTCGAGGTCACGCGCCGGGTCAACGACGGCCGGGCGCGGTTCGAGTGCGTGCCGCCCGAGGAGGCCATCTGGAGCCGGAACGCGCGCACGGCCGAGACCGCCACGCTCTTCGGGCACCGCCGGACCATGTCCGTCGGGGAGGCGTACGCCCTCGGCGTCGCCGGCTGGGACGAGCTGCTCGAGCACGCGGGGGCCAACAGCGAGCTGGAGCTGAACGCCGAGAAGCTCGAACGAGAGGCCGCCAGCACGGTACTGGACGGGGACGGCGAGTCGGCCGATCCGTCGTCCAAGAGCATCACGATTTCGGAGCTGTGGGTCCGGATCGACCGGGACGGGGACGGCATCCCCGAGCGGCGGAAGTTCTGGGCCCTCGGGCCGGACTTCCACCTCGTGGACGTCGAGGGGGAGCTGGCCAACAGCCTGCCCTTCGCGGTCTTCTGCCCGTACCCGGAGCCCCACACCCTCGTGGGCCAGAGCATGGCCGACATGACGATGGACATCCAGCGCATCAAGACGGCGCTGCTCCGCAACAACCTCGACTCGCTCGGGCTGGCACTGCACCCGCGCATGTGGATGGTGGACGGCGCCGTCAACCCGAAGGACGCCATGAACACCGAGATCGGCGCGCTGATGCGAGTCAAGGCGCCGGGCATGCTGGGAGAGTTCGCGCACAGCTACGTGGGCAAGGAGTCGTTCCCGCTCCTGAGCTACATGGACGAGGTCAAGGAGCAGCGGACCGGCCAGACCAAGGCCAGCAACGGGCTCGACGCGGACGCACTCCAGTCGAGCACCAAGGCAGCGGTGGCGGCGACGCTCTCCGCGGCGCAGGCGCGTACCGAACTGCTGGCCCGGCTCTTCGCGGAGACGGCCTTCCGGCACTTCTTCAAGGGGCTCTACCAGCTGGTGAAGGAACATCAGGACGCGCCGCGGATGGTGCGGCTGCGCGGGAAGTTCGAGGCCATCGACCCGCGGCCGTGGGACGCCCACATGGACGTCCGGGTGGTCGTGGCGCTCGGCGCCGGCCTGACGGAAGACAAGCTGGCGGTCCTCGGCATGATCAAGCAGACGCAGGAGAGCATCCTGCAGCTGCTCGGCCCGGCCAATCCGCTGGTGACGCTCGACCAGTACCGGCACACGCTGGCGCGCATGGTCGAGCTGGGCGGCTTCCGGGACGTCGACAGTTACTTCCAGCCGATGACGCGGGAGCAGGGCCAGCAGCTGGCCCAGCAGGCCGCGCAGGCGCCGGCGCCGAAGGACCCGGCGACGATGCTGGCCGAGATCGAGATGCAGAAGGCGCAGGCGCAGCTGCAGATGGAGCAGCAGAAGCTCCAGCTGGAGGTGCAGAAGGCCATCTGGGATCACGAGCTGCGCCAGCGGGAGCAGGAGCAGGCGATGCTGCTCAAGACCCGCGAGCTGGAGCTGAAGTACCGCGCCGACATCGACGAGGCGCAGATGCACGCGGCCATCGCGGGCAACAAGGCGGCCCTCGAGGCCGTGTCCCAGCGCCGGCAGGCCGAGACGGATGCGGCCCTGCGGCTGCACGAGATCGAGACCAATGCGGCTGTCAAGAAGCAGGAAGCGGCGGCGAAGGCCACCGCGTCCAAGTCCCTCAAGATCGAGCGCGGCAAGGATGGGCGCGTCTCGCATGTCATCACGGAATCCGGACCCGCGCAGTAAGGAGCGCACCTCATGGCCAACAACCCTCACCTGAGCACGGCGGCGCGGAACGCCGCCCTCGACACGCTCAACACCACCATCGGCTCCGGCGGGTTCCTCCGGATCTACAGCGGGACGCAGCCGGCGAACGCCAACGCGGCGCTGGGCGGCAACACCCAGCTGGCCGAGCTGGCGCTCTCGTCCTCGCCCTTCGCGGCGGCCGCGAGCGGCTCGGTGTCGATCAACACCGTGACCAACGACTCGAGCGCGGACGCGACCGGCACGGCGTCGTTTGCCTCGCTGGTCACCAGCGGCGGCACGCGTGTGCTCGACCTGTCGGTTGGCCTGTCGTCCGCGGACGTCATCATCGACAACACGAGCATCGTGGCCGGGCAGGTCGTCGCCTGCACCAGCCTGACCTTCTCGCTCCCGGCGTAAGGCGGACCCATGACGCTCATCACGGCGGACCGGGTCCTCGAGACCTCGACCACGACCGGCACGGGAGCGCTCACGCTGGCGGGCGCTGTCACGGGCTTTCAGGCGTTCGGGGACGTCTGCGCGAACAACGACACCGCCCTGTACTACGCGGAGGACGTGGACGCGGATGGCAATCCGAGCGGAGACTGGGAAGTCGGGCTCGGCACGTGGACCACGGGCGGGACCCTGACGCGGACCACGATCTACGCCAGTTCGAACGGGGGTTCGGCGGTGAGCTGGGCCGCGGGCACGCGACGGGTGGGCCTCGGCCAGCCGGCCAAGCGTGCGGCCTTCCCGGATGTCCAGATCTTCACCGCGAACGGCACGTGGACGGACCCGGGCGGGGGTGCCAAGTGGACGCGCGTCTGCGTGGTCGGGGCCGGCGGTGGCGGCGGGAGCGGCCGGAAGGGCGCCGCGGCGTCGGTGCGGTGCGGCGGAGGCGGGGGCGGGGGCGGCGGGGTGTCGGTCCACGATTTCCCCACGGCGACGCTCGGAGGCACGGTTACGGTCACCGTGCCGGGGACCAAGGCAGGCGGCGCGGCTCAGACGACCAACTCCACCAACGGCAGCGCCGGTACGACGGGCGCTGCGACCACGTTCGGGTCGTTCCTCAAGGGGTCTGGCGGTACCAACGGCGGTGGTGGTACCAGCTCGGCGGGCACCGCGGGCACCGCGGGCACCGGGCTCTACCCCGGTGGCGCGGGTGCCGCGGCGTCCGGCACGGGCGCGGCGGGAGCCGCGGCGGCTGCGGTCAACCTGATCGGCGCGTCGGGCGGTGGCAGTGGCGGTGGCCTCACCTCGGGCAACGCGCAGTCTGCCGGGGGCGCGGGCGGGACGGTGGGCGGCAACATGCTCGGGACCACGCTGACCGGTGGCACCGCGGGCACGGCCGGCGGGACCGCCGGCGGCGCGGGCAACACGGTCGGCTCGCAGTCCCCCACCGGGGGCTCTGGCGGCGGCGGAGGCGGGAGCAACCTCACGGGCAACGGAGGCGCGGGCGGCAACGGTGGCAACTACGGTGCGGGCGGCGGTGGCGGCGGGGCGGCCGTTGACTCGGTCGGCAACAGCGGGGCCGGAGGCGCGGGCGCCGGGGGTCTCTGTATCGCGGTGAGCTGGTAGCCCGGGAAGGCTAAGCACGCATGCAGCTCGGGCGCGGTCCTCTCAGCAGCACCCCGATCAGCGCCGCGCTCCGACAGGGAGTTAGCGGCGCGGATCGGACGTTGTCGGACGGCGGCGCGAGCTACAGTTACAGCGCGGCTGGCGCGGCCACGGTCCGGATCGTCCTGACGGCTGGCGGCGCGAGCTACAGTTACAGCGCGGCCGGCGTCTCGCAGGTCCGGGTCACCCTGTCGGATGGCGGCGCGAGCTACAGCTACAGCGCGACCGGCGTCTCGCAGGTCCGGGTCACCCTGTCGGATGGCGGCGCGAGCTACAGCTACAGCGCGACCGGGAACGTCACGGTGGGCGCGGGCGCGCCCGACCGGACGTTGTCAGACGGTGGCGCGAGCTACAGCTACAGCGCGGCCGGCGTGGCCACGGTCCGGATCGCCCTGACGGCCGGTGGCGCGAGCTACAGCTACAGCGCGGCCGGTGTCTCGCAGGTCCGGGTGACCCTGACGGCTGGGGGCGCGAGCTACAGCTACAGCGCGATCGGTGCCTCGCAGGTGCGCGTCACGCTGACGGCTGGCGGGGCTGCCTATACCTACGTGGCGGCGGGCGAGGTGCTCATCGTGAGCACGCGCGTCCTCTCGGACGGTGGAGCTGCATATGCCTACGCCGCAACGGGCGAGCTGCGGGGACCCGGCACGGCAGCGATCGGCGGCGGGAGGCCGCGGCGCGTGCTGCTGGCCGAGTGGCTGGCCCGGGAAGCGCTGGAGCGCAAGCTCCGCAAGCGCCGCGGGCAGGCGCCGCGCCGCCGGCCGGTTCCCGTCGAGCTGCTCGAGGGGGAACCGCTCGAGCTGATCGTCTGGGCGGACGAGACGGCGCTGCCGGTGGCGGTGCCGCCGGCCCTGACGGCCCAGCTGGCGCGGGCGCTCGAGGCGATGACGCCGGAGCAGCTGGTCTATCGGCGCCTGCAGGGTCGGGCCCAGCTCCGGTACACGGTCGAGGGGAGCCTGCGGGGCCCGGCCGGCCTGCGGATGGACGATGTGGAGGACCTGAGTGAGATCACGCTGATGCTGAGCCTACTGGGGGATGCGTGAGTGCAGAGCAGGAGCGGTACGAGCGTGGAGAGCGCGCGAGGATCATTCTCTCCGATCCGCTGGTGCGGGAGCTGCTGCTCGACATCGAGCGGGAGATCGTCACGCAGTGGATCGCCGCGGCGGCGCCCGACAAGCGGGAACGGGCCCACGCGCAGATCAACGCTGTCCGGTGGCTGCGAGAACGCCTCGAGCTGTCGGTGCAGCAGGGGGAACACTCTGCGCTGCTTCTCCAGAATGAGGATGAGCAGGAAAGCTAGGACTCCCCCACTTCAAAGAGGATCGCTATCATGGACAAGGATCAGCAGGACGACAGCACCGGCGAGTCGCTGACTGTCGAGCAGGCTGGTGAGAACCTTGCGTCGTTGTTCGGAGACTCCGAGTTGTTCGAGGATACCTCCGAGGAGCGGACGCCGCAGGACAAGGACGAGGCCGAGGCCGCGTCCGGGGACGAAGGTGACGTCCCCGCGAAGGACGCCGACGGGGAGGACTCCGCGGAGGCCGGTGAGGGGGACCAGACGCCCGCGGTGCGGGTGTTCAAGGACTCCCGGGGCAACGAGTACGAGTTGCCCACCGAGCTGCACGAGGAGATCGAGAAGGGTACCCTCCGGCAGTCGGACTACACCAAGAAGACGCAGGAGCTGGCCGAACGCCGCCGGGCCATCGAGACGGAGACGGCGCAGGCCAAGCAGGAGCGGGCCGAGGTCGCGGCCACGCTGACCAAGCTGCGGCAGATCGTCGAGACGCAGATGCCCGCGGAACCGGACTGGCAGAAGCTGGCCGCCGAGAACCCCGAGGCATTTCCCGAGACGTTCGCCCGGTGGAAGAGCACGGCCGACCGCCTCGCGAAGGTGCAGGCGGCGGAGGAGGAGGCAGCGGCGCGGGTGCACGCTGATCTCCAGAAGGAACTCGAGGTCCGCATGCAGGAGGAGGCCGAGAAGCTCGCGGCGGCCTTGCCCGCGTGGGCCGACCCGAAGCAGGGACCCGTGGCCCGGCAGAGGCTGGTGTCGTACGCCGAGAAGATCGGGTACACGCCGCAGCAGCTGGGGCAGGTGCGGGACCACCGACTGATCGTGCTGCTCGACAAGGCGCGGCAGTTCGATGAACTGAAGGCGACGGCGGCGAAGCCGGGGGCCGTGCCGGCCAAGAAGGTGGCGGCGCGTATCACCCTGAAGCCCGGGTCGTCGCAGGACAGCAAGCCGAAGGTAACCGACGCCGCACGTGCGAACATGCGGCTCGCGAAGACGGGCAGCGCGGAAGACGCTGCCGCAGCTTTCCTCGCCAGCGGCATCCTCTAGGGGCCGCCGGCTCACGTAAGAAAGGAGTCGCCCCATGGCGATTCTCACGAACACGGTTCAGACGTACGACCGCAAGGGTCTGCGCGAGAGCCTCTCGAACATGATCTACAACATCTCCCCGACGGAGGTGCCGTTCATGTCGAACGCCGGGCGCGGTTCGGCCAAGGCGACGCTGGAAGAGTGGCAGACCGACGCGCTGGCCGCGGTCGACACCGCGAACCGCGCCATCGAAGGTGACGACATCACCACCTTCCCGTCGGACTCGGCCACCACGCGGGTGGGCAACTACCTGCAGATCAGCCGCAAGCTGGTCATCGTGTCCGACACCGTCGAGGAGGTGGACAAGGCCGGCCGGAAGTCCGAGGAGGCCCTGCAGCTGGCCAAGCGCGCGAAGGAACTCAAGCGCGACATGGAGGCCATCTGCCTCGACAATCAGGCGGGCTCGGCGGGCTCCAGCTCGACCGGCCGCCAGATCGCGACCCTCGGCGCGTGGGCGAAGACCAACGTCGACAAGGACGCGGGCGGCACCAACCCGACGTACACCACGGGCGTGCCGAACGCGGCCCGGACCGACGGGACCGTCCGGACCTTCACCGAGACGATCCTGAAGGCCGTGATGCAGTCCTGCTTCAACAACGGGGCGAACCCGGACACCCTGATGGTCGGCCCCTTCAACAAGGGTATCGTGAGCGCCTTCACCGGCATCGCGACCAAGACCATCCAGCAGACGGCCGTCAAGGCCAGTGCCATCATCGGGGCCGCGGACTTCTACGTCTCCGACTTCGGCACGCTGGCGGTGGTCGCCAACCGCTTCCAGCGGGAGCGGGACGCGTGGTTCCTCGACTTCTCGTACGTCAGCGTGGCGTTCCTCCGGAAGTTCCGGACCACGAAGCTGGCGAAGACCGGCGACGCCGAGAAGCGCATGATCGTGGCCGAGTGGACCCTCAAGGTCCACAACGAGGCGGCGCTGGGCCTCGCGGCGGACCTCAAGACCAGCTGACCGTAGGACGCAGCAAGGGGGCGGAGCGCCACGACAGGGCGCCCCGCCCCGCAGTTCTTCTCCACTTTCTACAAGGGACAACATCATGGCGCGGACCTCTTGGGTCTACCGGCTGCTCCCCGCGGTGGCATTCGTGGCGGTGCTGGCCCCCTTTACGGTCGCCCGTCGCGTCGATGACTGGCTCGAGCGGCGCGGCGCCGCTCGCGCCGAGATCGCGCGGGTGCAGGCCGAAAACGCGGTGCTGACGGCGCGCGCGCACGAGTGGCAGGCAGCCTATGAGGCGTTCCGCGCGGAACGCGCGACGCGGGACACCGTGCTCCAGACCCGGATCATCCGGGTGCAGGCTGCGCCCGTCCCCGCCGACTGCGAGTCAGTGACGGCCCCGCGCGATAGCATCATTACGGAACTGCGGCAGGACAACGGGCGGCTCGCGAGTCGCCTTGACGCCGAGATCCAGCACTCGGCGGAGTTACTGGCCGGCCTCGAGGCGACGGCCCCGGTGCTCGACACGGCGTCGGCGGTGCTCCGCGACGCGCCGGTGCGCCCGTCGCTCTGGCAGCGGCTCAAGCCCGAGATCCGGCTCGGTGTCGGCGTCGGGGTGACCTACGCGCTCGACGAGCCGGAGCGGCCGGTGCGCGAGCGCTTCCACGTGGGACCCAATCTCAGCGTGTCGGCTTCATGGAGGGTCTGGTGACGATTCACAAGCGGGTGTTCCACCGCGACCCGGTCGCGGGGACCACCGAGTACCTGTACTACGACGACGACACCGACCAGATCCGGATGGAGACGGAGCAGGACATCGAGCCGCTGGCCGAGCTGGCGCAGTACGTGCGCCACGGCTTCGACGAGCGCGCGCGGTGGAAGGGCGACATGCACCACGTGGCCTCGGTCCCCATGACGGTCTACGAGGAGCTGCGGAAGAAGGGCATCCTGCAGGACAAGGTAGCACTCCGAAAGTGGCTCAACGACCCGGACAATCGCGTCTTCCGGACGCGCCCCGGCCGCGTCTAGGAGGCGCGCGACATGGCAAAGAACTTCACCAAGGAGCTGGTGTTCCCCCGCGCGCCCAAGGCGGCGCGGAACCTCGACAAGGACCCGATCCTCACCATCGCGATCTGCATTCCGTCGCGGGACCAGTGGGACTCCCGCTTCGGGTACCGGCTGGCGCGGCTGATGGCGTTCACGGGGGCCACGCTCTGCGCGGACGGGCTGGCGGACCTTCGGCTGCACATGGTCAACGGGTCGCTGATCGACAGCTCGCGATGCACGCTGGTGAAGGAGGCGCTCACCGAGGGGGCCACGCACCTCTTCTGGCTGGATACCGACATGACGTTCCCGGAAGACACCATCGTCCGGCTGCTCCGGCACAACAAACCGATCGTGACGGTCAACGCGCCGACGCGCCGGTTCCCGATCCAGCCGACGGCGTTCAAGCGGATCGACTATGAGCACGGGCTGCACGCTCGACTGTACACCGAGGAGGGCAGCACGGGTCTCGAGGAGGTCGAGGCGTGCGGCTTCTCGGTGGCCATGATGCAGGCCAAGATCTTCGAGTCCATCCCCATGCCGGCCTTCCTTACCGAATACGATAAGGGGACTGGCCGCTGGAAGGGTGAGGACGTTTATTTCTGCGAGCAGGCGCGGGCGGCCGGGTTCCCCGTTCTCGTGGATCACGACCTCTCGAAGCTGATCGGCCATGTCGGGGTGATGGAGTACCGCCACGACCACGCGCTGGCCGTGCGAGAGCTGGACGCGGAGTCGGGCGTCCGAAGTGGGATCGTGGTGCCCGAGGGGGTCCTCGCCGATGGCGCTGTCAACGTATGACGAGCTGCAGGCGTCTGTCGCGGACTGGCTGAACCGCGCGGACCTGACGGCGGTCATCCCGGACTTCATCGTCCTCGCGGAGGCCGAGCTGCGGCGCTCCCTGCGGGCGAAGCAGATCCGGGCACGCTCGACCATCACGCTGGACACCACGGGCGAGTACACGCTCCCGGCCGGGGTCAAGGAGATTACCTCCCTGTACCTCAACGGGGCGACGGTCAAGGGCGAGATCGAGATGACCACGCCGGAGCGGGTGAACCTCATCCGCTCTCAGTGGGGCCCCAGCGGCGTCCCGTTCATGGCCGCCGTGGTCAACGGGACTCTGCTCCTCGGCCCCGTGCCGGACGCCGATTACACGGCCGAGATCATCTGGGACGCGGAGATCACGCCGCTGAGCGCGACCGCGCCCACCAACTGGCTGCTGACGGACTATCCCGACGTCTACCTGTACGGCGCGCTGATGCACGCGGCGCCGTACCTGAAGGACGACGAGCGCATCCCGGTCTGGCGCGACACCTTCGCGGGTGCGCTGGATCGTCTGGAAAAGGCTCGCGACTCCGCGGAGTACGGCGCCAACACGCCCGTCGTCCGTCGGAAGAGCGCACTCGGGGAGTGACGCATGGCTGACGGATCGACGACCAACTACGGCCTCATCCTGCCCGAGGTGGGCGGATCGAACGGCTCGTGGGGGACCAAGCTCAACACCGACCTGACCGACATCGACACCGAGCTGAAGGCCGTCTCGGATGTCGCCGCCGCGGCGCTGCCGAAGGCTGGCGGGACGCTCACCGGGCCGGTGAAGGACACCATCGTGGCGGTGGCGTCGGCGGGCAACGGCGTGGAGACGCTGACGCTCAACCTCGCACTCGGCAACGTCTTCCTCGTCACCATCGGGCACACGGGGCTCAAGACGCTGCAGCTCTCCAACTTCCCGGGTACCGGGCTCGCGGTCTCCTTCCGGGTCATGGTGGTCGCCACGGTGGGCAGCGTGCAGTTCGAGTACGGGGGCACCTCCTTCCGCAACGTGCGGGCGATGGAAGGCGCGTCCACCGACGACAAGACCAACAACACGTTGAACCTCTCCAACACCGAGACCCACTGGGGCTGGCTGCACGCCATCAAGGGTGTCTACGGGGACCGCGCGTACGGCATGATCGCCAGCGACGCGTACTTCAACTAGGAGCCGCGACTCAATGACCGACGAAGATCGGGAGCTGGGCCGCCTCGAGGGAGAAATGGCGGCCATGAAGGTGCAGATCTCGGAGCTGGGGCAGGACCTCGAGGCCGTGAAGGCGGACGTCCATGAGATCAAGGTCATGATGGCGGAGATGCGGACGGAGCTGCGCCTGCAGGCGAAGCGGCAGTCGTCCCTCGAGCCCATCTTCTCCTTCATGCTGCTGGGCGCCTGCGGCGCCGGCATCTGGTTCGGCAAGATCGAGGCGTGGCACGCGGGCATCGGCGTCATCGTGGCGGCCCTCGTGCTGCAGCGGGCGTCGCTGGGCCGGGTGCTGGCCGGGTACTTCAACCGCGGCAAGGCCGAGGAGAGCAAGTCCGATGTCGCCTGACCTCGTGGCGCACGTCAAGCAGGCCGAGGGGCTGCGCCTGCGGGCGTACCGCTGCCCCGCCGGCTACTGGACGGTCGGGTACGGCCACCGGGTGCCGTCGTCCAAGACGACGGTCACGGCGGGGCAGGCCGAGGTCTGGCTGGTGGAGGATCTCCGGAAGGCGGAGCGGCAGGCGCTCGGGCTGGTCCCCGGGCTCGCCGGCCGCCGACTGGACGCGCTGACTGACCTCGTCTTCAACGTGGGGCTCGGCGCCCTCGACGGGGACGATCCGGACAGCCCGCTCGATGACGCGGGGGTCGTACGCGCCCTGCGGGCCGGCGACTGGCTGGCTGCCGCCACGCGATTCCGGCAGTGGTGCCACGCGCGCGTCGGCGGGCAGCTGGTGGTCTTGCCGGGGCTCGCCGCGCGGCGGGCCGTGGGCGCGCGCTGGATCGAGGAGGGCTGAGTGCTTACCGCGCTCAAGATCCCGCCCGGCGTTTACCGCAACGGCACCAAGTACCAGACCAAGGGGCGCTGGTACGATGCGTCACTGGTGCGGTGCTTCGAGGGCACGATCCGCCCGGTCGGCGGGTGGCAGGAGCTGGAGGCCACCGGTCAGAACAGCGAGATCACCGCGTCGATCTTTGACGACGCCTTCAGTGGGGCTGTCGACACGGCCCTTACCGCGCATACGCCCGACTTCCCGGCCGCGTTCTCGTGGACGGACGCGGACGCGGCGTTCGAGCTGGACGGCTCGGGCGCGCTGCGCCCTGCGGTGACCGACGGGAACGTGCACAAGGCGTACGTGGCCGACGAGATCGGGACGCCGGCGGCGGGGCAGGACTTCTGGTTCGAAATGACGCTGCCGGCGGTCGCCTCGGGCTTCGCCAGCGCGAGTCAGGGCCTGATCTTCCTGCGCTCCTCGGCCGACAGCGAGGAGTACTGGATGCGGCTCTTCCCGACGCCGCACGCGGGCAACACGGGGTGGGACTTCTTCAACGGCATCCTGATGAACAGCCGGAGCAGCGCGGGGGCCGACGAGCCGACGCGCTCCAACACGCTCTCGGCCACGCCCAATCTCCCGGCGGGCAGCTACCGGTTCGGGGTCAACATCGTGTCAGGCACGCAGTACGACGTCTGGTGGGAGCCCGCGGGCGGAGGCTCGCGCACCATCCTCGCCTCGTGGACGGGCAACTCGGCCGCGCTGGTGAGCCGGCTCGACGCGACGCACTCGAAGATGGGGCTGATCGCCGAGATGGAAGTCGGCTCGGATACCAAGATCAACTACACCCGCGTGCGGACGGAAGTTGTCACCGCGACCAACGGGACCGAGATCACGCTCGAGGGCGTGCCGCGGGCGATGGTCGGCTGGCGGGGCGACGACGGGAACCAGACGCTCGCGGTGGGGACCAACGAGAAGCTCTACGGGCACGTGACGGGCATCCTGTACGACCTGACGCCCTCGGGCTTCGTGCCCGGGAGCGTGGACTCGTCCCAGACCGCGCCCGGCGGCGGCTCGGCCGGGAACTACGGGGACGGTGACTACGGCGAGGGGCCGTTCGGTACGGGCAACCCCGCGCAGGAGGCCATCACGCCGGCCGCCGTCTGGCACCTCGACACCTTCGGGGAGTACCTCGTCGGCTGCTGCGCGCCGAACGACGGGGACCTCTACTACTGGACGCGCGACGTTGAGGAGGCGGCCCAGCAGATGCCGGGTGCCCCGACGGAGTGCAAGGGCATCGTGGTCACGCCCGAGCGGTTCGTCTTCGCGCTGGGCGCCGGCGGGGCCTCGCGCCGGGTCGAGTGGGCCGATCAGGAGAGCCTGACGGCGTGGACGCCTGCGTCCACCAATCAGGCGGGCGGCATCGACCTCGAAGGCGTCGGGACGCTGGTCGCGGGCCGGCGCTCCAAGGGCGAGACGCTGCTCTGGACGGACGACGATATGCACGCGGCGCGGTATATCGGCGGCACCCTGATCTACAGCTTCGAGAAGGTCGGATCGAAGTGCGGCCTGATCGCGCCCGGTGCGGTCGCGCTCGTCGACACCAAGGCCATCTGGATGGGCAACCGCCAGTTCCACCTCTATGACGGGTACGTGCGGAGCCTGCCGTGCGAGGTCAGCGACCTCGTGTTCTCGGACTTCAACTACGACCAGCGCCAGAAGGTGACGGCCATGACGCTCTCACCCTTCGGCGAGATCTGGTGGTTCTACCCGAGCCTCGCCTCGACGGAAAACGACCGCTACGTGGTGTGGAACTACCGGGAGAACCACTGGATGGTCGGGGCCCTGCCCCGCACAGCGGGCTGCGACTCGGGCGCGCTCGCGTACCCGATGGCGGCGGGGCCCAACGGCAAGATCTACGAGCACGAGCGGGGATCGGACCACCTCGACTTTGACGCGGCGGTAGTGCGGCCGTACATCGAGAGCGGTCCGGTCGAGATCGGGGACGGGGACCGGGTGTCCGCGGTGACTCAGCTGGTGCCCGACGAGAAGACCCACGGCGACGCGCAGTTCTACCTGTACGCGTCGATGTACCCGGGCGAGTCCGAGGTGTCGCATGGTCCCTTCTCGATCCGGACCCTGACCGATAGCCGGGTCACGGGCCGGTGGGTGCGCCTGCGGGTCGAGGAAGTCAACGCGGTGAGCTGGCGGCTCGGTTCGCTGCGGCTGGATCTCCGGGAAGCGGGGCGCCGCTAGTGGGCGTCCCGTACCGCCGACTGCCGGCGCCGGCGCCGCGCTACGACCCGGAGAACGAGTCGCAGATGCGATCCGCGGTCGAGGGCACGCTCCGGGCACTCGCGGAGCGCGCCCTGACGGCCGACGGTCTCGAAGTGCTGGAGGGGGCCAACCCGACGATGGGCGTGGCCACGCTGGTCGCGGGGGTCGCGACCGTCCTGACCAACCGGGTGACGGCGTCCAGCCGGATCTTCCTCTCGGTCCAGACGCCCGGGGGCACGCAGGGCTTCCTGAGCGCCGCCGTGGCCAGCCGGGTGTCCGGGACGAGCTTCGCGATCGCCAGCACCAGCGCGACCGAGACCTCGGTGGTGGCGTGGCTGCTGGTGGAGCCCCAGTGACCCCCGAAGTGGACTTTGCGCGGGTGGCCGGCTACCTTGAGGACGCGCTGGGGTACACGGGGGGCACCCACACCCTTGACGACGTACGGCGGGGTATCGCCGACGGGTCGCTCCAGCTCTGGCCCGCCGCGGAATCCGCCCTCGTCACTGAGCTGCTACGCTACCCGACTGGGTTGAAGGTCGTCAACTTCTTCCTCGCGGGCGGCAACATGGCGGAGGTCAAGCGCCTCTACCACATCGTCATCGCGTGGGCCCGCACGCAGGGCTGCACACGCGCCACGTTCACCGGACGGCGGGGGTGGGAGCGTTCCTTCCTCACGGCCGACGAGGGGTGGAGCCCTGCGCTCACCTTCTACACCAAGGAGCTATGAAGATGGGCAAGGGCCAGACGCAGACGCAGACGGTGTCCCCGGACGACAAGACCAAGGGCTGGATCGACCAGTACCGAACCCGGATCGCGGGACTCGACCCGGCCGCCGGCGACTACGGGTACGGCGCCGCGCGCGACGCGCTGCAGCAGAACTTCGACCGCCAGCGCGGCCTCGCGGGCGTGAGCGCCAACCAGCAGGCGACGGCGGCCGGTGCCTTCGGAGGCGACCGGCACGCCATCCTGCAGGCGGAGCTGCAGGGCGGCGTCAACCGGGACGAGACCAACGCGCTCGCCAGCCTCGGCATGTCCGAAGCGGACGCGCTGTGGGGCCGGATCATGCAGCAGCTGGGGATGATGGGCGACGCCTCGCGTCTCGGGGGCATGAAGACCAGCAGCCACCAGTCCGGCAATCTCCTCGGCGACCTGCTCGGCGCGGGGCTGACCATCGGCGGCATGGCGATCGGCGGGCCCGCGGGGGCCGCGGCGGGGAGCGCTATCGGGGGCGGTGACTACAAGGGGTTCGTGTAATGAGCAACCCGTTCGCGGGGCTGCAGGGCGTGCAGCCCGAGATCCCGGCGGCGCCGACGCTGCCGGCGTGGGCCCAGCGGTACCCGTTCACGCAGCCCCCCGCCAAGGCCGCAGCCCCCCGGGGCCCCGGCCTGCTCGGGC